CGCCCACCGAGTGGGGTAACCCGGGCGTCAATCGCAGCTGGCCGCTGCGCAGCGCCACGATGATCGGATAGTAGGGGTCGCCGTTGTCCAGCATCACCGACAGCCTGTCACCCAGGTTGAATCCCTCGGTGCTGTCGACCGTCACCCACGGCGTCGTCCTCGGCGCGAACGCCGTGACGTAAGTCGCGGTGATGACGAAGCGGTTCTGCTGGCGTGGCCGCGGCTCGGGGATCGACTGGTCGTCGGCGATGCCGCGCACGAAGTCCTGTGGCTGCTGCGCTTCCCAGCGCTTCTTGTCGACCACCAGCCCGCCGGTCTGCCCGCCAGGGATCTTGCGCGACTGCGAGTGCTTCAGGCGGAAGCCGGACAGGTCGTCGATGACGTTCCAGTCCCCCGGTTTGTACCATGTGCCATAGGGCATCAGAGCGGTCCTCCGCGACCGAGCAGCAGCCACACCAGCAGCACGATGAGGATGATCCCGACGATCCCGATGCCGCCATAGTGGTAACCGCCCCAGCCGTAGCGCGGGCCGTAGTACGCACCACCACCGCCGAACAGGAGGACGATCACTAGGATCAGCACGATCAGTCCCAGTAGTGACATCGGCTCACCTCGTCGGGATGTTCTTCGCGCACTTCAGGATGATGGTGTAGCCGCTATTGGCGAGGGCTCCGGCCGTGGTGAAGTCGATCGAGCCAGTGATGCCGGCCGGACCGACCGGCGGCGTGATGCCGGCGAAGCCGCCGCGATTGGCATCGAGGAACTGCCAGTTGTCCGACTGGTTCAGCACGAAGATGTCGAGATTGGCGGTGGCGTGCCACTGCACGCGCAGCGTCATCCCAACGACAGAGAACCACACCGAGAGCACCGACAGGTGGATGCCGGGGTAGAGCGTGTTGCCCTGGAACACGATGCCGAACGGGCCGGTCGAGGTGGCATCGAGCTTTGTCACACCAGCCTCGCCCGTGGCGTCGGACAGGCTGGTGTATTTGGCCACGATGAAGCGCGGACCGTTCTCCAGTATCTGACTGGATACAACATCGACCATCGATGTCTCCTCAGGTCTGAGTGACGCCGAACATGCCCTGGTTCAGGCCGTACGTCGGGTTGGTCATCTGCGGTATCCACGGACGCTGGAACAACGTGATGCGCTTGGCGCCATCCGAGGCAGACGCCGGTATCCAGGTGCCGCAGGTATCGCCCAGCAGGACGGTCGACGGGATCGTGGTCACGCCGGCTACGAACGTGCCTGTGCCATACAGGATCAGGTTGTTGTAGAAGCCGTAGATCTGGCTCGACTGCGCGGCATAGAACGGCAGCCCGAAGGTGTCCGAGGTACCGATCGAGACGTTGGAGCCTGATAGCGTGCCGCTGCACACCGCGCTGAGCAGGGCCTTGAACGCCTTGGTGGTGGTGACCGCGGCACCGCTGCCCATCGTCATCTGCTGGCGCATCAGGTAGCCGTACTGGTCGACGCCGGTCAGCATGATCGTCGCGGTGCTGTCGTTGCCCACCGAGGTCACGGTGATGCAGCGCTCGACCATGGTGGCACTGTCGTAGGCGTAGGCCTGCTGCTTGCCGAAGCCGAACTTCTGGTAGATCGGCACCGCCTGCACGAAGCGCCCCGTCACCGGCACCAGCTGGCCACCCGGGAACATCTGCGTCGGCGTGGTCGGCACGATCACCCCGGCACCGGAGCTGGCGACCAGGGTCATCGGTGTGCCGACGACCGGGATCTGCGCGGCAGCGAAGGCCGCGGCGGCCAGGGTGGCCGGCACGAAGTCGAGCACCGGATAGAGGCCCGGATCGGGCCAGCCGATCACCTGCGGCGCGAAGGGCGACGATCCGGCGTTCCACAGCCAGCGGCTGTCCTGGATGCCGGTGCCGCCACAGTCGAACGACATCGACACCGTCGGCGGCTGGCTGGCGCCTGACCGCGACCCGACGGGATTGCGTCCCATGACGCGGTGGGCGGGGGCGTAGAGTGCTGTGCGGGCCATCGGTGTTCCTTTCAGCGCACTGAGTGCGGGGCAGAAGGAGGGTGAGGGGTCAGCGTCTTCGGCGGGCGCCGATGAAGCCGTAGCAAGTCAGCGTTCCGCCGGTCAGCGTCAGCTTGGCCGATAGGTAGACGGTCGTGGTGGCGGCGAGCGACAGCCGCATCCGGCCGGTGGGCAGCACCATCGGGTCGGGCGTCACCGTAGCGTTGATCCCGACGATGCCGTGCTGGCTGCCCATCGGGGTTGCCGGCACCGTCGCGGATACCGTGTTGGTCCAGACCGACATCGCCGTGACGTGGGTGGTCGCATTGACCGTGGTGGAGACCTGCCCTTGCACATCCCAGTCACCTGCGGTGAGCGAGATCGTCGTGAGGTCAAAGGCCACGCCCGTAGGTGCGTTGATCGCCGCGCCGACCAGGACGGTGGCCGAGATGAACTCGCCGATCTGCCCGGCCGCGGCGTTGTTGTTGGTGGTGGTGCCCATGAGGGTAGTCGGCACCTGTATCAAACAGCTGGCGGCGTTCATCTGCATCCATGGCGTCCCGGCCGGCACACCACTGTTATCGGTCGCCATAACATTGAGCTGGCTGCTGGAATAACGCATCGCGACGCCGGTTGCGCTGGTACGGTTGAACAGCGACAGCGTCGATCCGAAAACATCACTTGCGGTGTTGTCGCCCGTCACCAACACCCAAGGAATGTTGCCCCCGGTCTGAGAAACCGTGAGCCGGGCTGTCTGTAGGTTCCCGGCCATCGTATCGCCGGCTTTGGAGACCTTCGAAGTGTCGCTGGGGTGGACGTGGTCCGCCCTGGCCCAGGTCGTGCTGATGCCGATTGCCGCGGTGCCATCCATCGCGGGTATCGTGCTGGATGCGACCGGCACCGTCGGGATGTCGGTCATGTAGGCGATCGCCCCTTGGGCGATACTGTTGACGTAGGGGTAGATCCTGCTGTTGCTCCAGGCGAACTGATAGCTGGCGTTGTTGGCCCCCATGGAGGGGAAGCCGATACCAGGAGCCGCCACACCGATAGGACCGACAGCGCCGCCGGTCAGCGGCAGCACCTGTGTCCAGGTTGCGTTCATCCGGCCGTAAGTGAAGCTGTCCTGCGGCGCCTCCGGCACACCACCAGCGCCCGCCGCGGGCACCAGCGGGATCATGCCGGCCGGCACCAAGGCCTCCGCCGTGTACTGGTCGATCCCGAACTCGGCGATCAGCGTCGACATGACGCGTGTGTTCAGCGCGTCCTGTGTCGGCGAAATGACGAGCTGCGTCTGATGCTGCGCCCCGAGGCTGGAGGCGGTGGGATTGATCAGCTTGTTGATCGTCGCGCCGAGGAACCCACCGCCCATGCCGAAGACCTGGATCTCCGGTGTGTCAGTAAGAGCTGCGTCGTCTTTCGGTGCGTCGCTCATCGCAGCTCCGTCACCGGCTTGTAGGTCCGGATGTCGATCGTCATCGCGATGCGGTCATCCTTCGAGCGGTTCTCCACGCTGTGCGGCGCTTGGTTGTCGAACCACCAGATCGTGCCCGGCTCCATGTAGATACGTTCGTCACCGGCCAGGAACACGACACCGGGCTGGCTGCGCAGCGTCAGCTGGTAGCGCTCGTAGTAGACCGCCGGGATCTCGCGGTCGGGGTAGTCCCGCTCGCTGGCAGCGTCGCGGTCGCTGTGGAGCGGGATCACCCCCTCGGGCGGCAGGCGAGACACGAACACCCGCCCGAGATGCACGCCCTGCACCCTCGCCATCAGACCGAAGATGATGGGCATGGCATGCGGCAATGACGCGAAGGCCGGATAGTTCACGCAGGCGATGTTGCTGAGCACCGCCTCGCGTGGGTCGTCGTTCGTCGGATCGAACCGGTTATAGCGCAGCAGGATGTCGTCCGTGCTGGCGTGGTTGCCGTACTTCGAGCGGATCGGCACGGCGTTCCACAGTCCCGGCTGCGTGGTGATCTGGTGCAGCAGAGGATCTACGTCTATTCCGGCAGCGATCCGCTCGAAGTAACGCACTCAGACACCCTGGTTGGCGTAGATGCCGCGCCAGTCCGCCCAGTAGCCGGAATAGCGCTCGTAGCACGCAGCCTTGGCATTCTTGGTGTCAAAGTCATTGTCTTGGTCGAACGAAATCCCGTCTCTCTCGAAGTACGTCAAACCGTTCGGGATGTTCGTGCGGATGAAGTACGCGGTCGCCGACGTGAAGTAGTGGTTCACCTTGATCCCCTTGGGGAAGGTGCCCACCGCGCGCAGCACGTTGATCGCGTTGTTCGCCGTGTCGTTCTGCAGCACCGAGTTGTAGATGCGGTTCGCCTCGAACCACAGCTGCGGCGGCACATGCAGTGACATCGGCAGTGCGGAGATCCGCATGCCTCTGTTGTTCTGGCACTGCATCACCTGGATCACCAGATCCTCGATCGCGACCTCGGAGATATCCGCCGCGGTGCCGAGGTTGGACTGCGATCCCGACAACGTCGGATGCGACGCTGATACCATCGGCTGACCGTCGGCGCCGAGCGAGGTGGCCGAGAAGGCGAGGTTGTAGATGCCCGCCAGCACGTTCTCCTTGGTCTGTCGCATGCTGAACGCCAGTTGCGACGCACGCCGCTTCGACACGACCTCGTATAGGTCATCCCGC